TGATAAACGAGCCATGATTGAATATAGCGACGTATTTGACAAAGAAGGCAATTTCATACCTCAAACAACGAGTCCCGACGGTAAAGTAGGGGAAGGAGGGAGAGAATTACTTGTTCGTAAACTAACCGGATATGTCTCCTATGTAAGAGGCGAGACACCATATACATTCCCTTTTCGCGTATATCCTACCGACTTTGCAAAAGACCATAGTTTGTTAGAAACGACTTACCCTAAAAAACAAATGAATGACGCCGAAATCAAAACGCCAATGAAATATATCAATGTTTTTACCAATAATATAGGAGAGTATCAAGAGAAGGGATATAAATTCATGTTGAAATACATGAAACAGAAATCATTCGATATTTATACGAAACAAGGACGATTGATTGAAATGCCGTCATTTGATAATATGGAATCCTTTGGATATACACTATTACAAGCTCCATTAGAAGCATTAAATATCGTTTATCCAAATCAATCGATTGATTCTCTCAAAGAGGCCAATGAATTAGAACTATTTGAAAATGGTAAAGATATTATTATGAACATGATTGGCAAAACGGGCTTGGCACAAATTATGAATTCCGTAGAAGAAACCCAACAATTTAATCGAATCCGTTATAATTTTGAATATAAACCAAACGTTTTGAAAAAATACGGTCCTATTTTCCATAAAGACAATATTCATTTGTATAGTGCAAAAATCTCTCAAATATGTGAGAGAATTCGTAATTCAAAAGGAATCGTTATCGTATATTCCCAATATATTGACGGTGGGGTAGTTCCCATTGCTCTAGCATTAGAAGAAATGGGTTTCTCTCGTTTTAGTTCGGCGCAAAATACTAAAAATTTATTCAAATCACCCCGAACCGAACAAATCGATGCAATTACTATGAAATCGCGTAGCGAGTTTTCCGGAAATAAAGAGGATTTTCATCCAGCAAAATATGTGATGATTACGGGAGACAAGGCATTTTCATCCGCCAACGCGGCTGATATAAAATATATTACCAATCCCAATAATTCGAATGGAGAGCAAGTCAAGGTCGTATTAATTTCCAAAGCAGGAGCCGAAGGTTTAGATTTCAAATGTATTCGTCAAATACATATCTTAGAGCCATGGTATAATATGAATCGTATTGAACAAATTATTGGCAGAGGTGTTCGTAATTTAAGTCATTGTAATTTACCCTTTGAAGAGAGAAATGTAGAGATTTATTTACATACCACTTTATTAGATAATGGAGAGGAATCTGCCGACTTATATGTATACCGATTTGCCGAGAAAAAAGCTATTCAAATTGGCCGCATTACACGTTTATTGAAAGAGGTCTCGGTAGATTGTATATTAAATATAGGTCAAAACAATTTTACCGTAGAAAAAATCGCCGAATTAGCGGCAAATCAAAATATCCAAATCAATTTGTCTAGCAAAAAAACAATTGATTTCAAAATCGGTGACAAACCATTTACGGATGTTTGTGATTATATGGAGAATTGTTCATATACATGCTCTCCAAATTTGATGGTTACAGAGGAAGATATTGTCAAACATACGTACAATGATTCATTTGTAGAATCAAATCGTTCCCGAATCATTGCCCGTATTTTACAATTATTTAGAGAGCATAATGTTTATACTAGAAAACAATTGATTGATTCAATTAACATTGTAAAACAATATCCAATTGAACAGATTTTTAGCACATTGACCTATTTGATTGAAAACAAAAATGAATATTTGATTGATAAATACGGTCGATTAGGTAATTTGACAAATAAAGATTTGTATTATATATTCCAACCCGTTGAAATTACCGATGAAAATGCATCCTTGTATGAACGAACCGCGCCAATCGATTATAAACGAAAATCCATATTTTTAGAATATTCGAATGAACAACAATTACCGGAAGAAAAGGGTCCTCTAACCAAAGATAAAGAAATGGAAGAAGAAAGTGGTGAAAAGGCAAAAGGAGAGAAGGTAAAAGGAGAGAAAGGAGAGAAAGTGAAAGGAGAGAAAGGAGAGAAAGGAGAGAAAGAGAAAACGGAAAAATCATTCGATACATTAATAAAAGAAATCGAAGAATCATTATTCGACGTATTTAATACAAAAAAATTAGTAAAAGGAGAGAAAAATTGGTATAGACACGCCGGTTTAATTGTAAATGTATTAAAATCAAAATATGGCTTTGATGACAATAGTGTTCGTAAATATATGTTAGACCATATACTCGATATGTTATTATTCGCCGACAAAATGATATTAATAAATCACTTATATGGAGATAGCACACCAACAAATATGACCCCGGTTCAAGAATTAATTAAATCCTATTTAGATAAACGACGGGTGCAATCCAGTGGCCTAGTAGGATTTGTCATTATGAAAGATGACATATTAAGAATATATGTAGAAAATGAAGAAACCGGACAATTTGTAGAGGCCGATAGAGAAGATTACGAATTATTTGTGAGAGATATTGCCCGATTTGATGTTCCAAAAAATTCGATACATCCATTGGTCGGTTTTGTAAACTTATTCACATCGAAAAAATCGAATCAAAAAGAGATGGTTTTTAAAGTAAAAGATTTGAATCAAAAGAGAAATAATACCGGTGCCCGAATCGACGATGCCGGTAAAGAGAAAATTGTCAAATTTTTGAACATAATCCTAGGAGATACCATATATAATGACGAAAATACTGAAAATATCACTCAGTTAGGATTATGTGCTATATTAGAAATGTTAATGAGACAAAAAACCGAAAATAGTATTTTAGGAATCGTTGGTATGAATACGGTCTATTTTTTAACACCAGAACAAACCGCAATTACCGAAATCGTGAAATACTCCAAATAATCAATACACAATGGTATTATCACAATTCTTGTAATTTCCACGCAATACATACACGTGTTTCTTTTACATAACGGGTAAATGCATTCCCTCTATGAAAATAATGAGAGGGGAATAATACTCCACGATTGAATAATGGTTCAATACTAATCACATATTTATTTTCACCCGGCACCTTCACCTGAAAATAACCACCAATATAATCAATATCTTTTGCATCTATTTTGGTTGCATATAAACAGAATGTCCAACAATTTTCATTGGTATCATCTTGGTGAAAACTTCCGTCTTGACCATATGTTTGTCCATTTGCATATACGCGCTTCAATATATATTTTTTTTTTGTAATTTGTTCAATCTTTGATTTTATGTATAGAGCCATAAACTCGTTTTTATTCAAATTCATGATAGAAAATGGCGTATCCATAATTGTATTATTCGAACGATGACCATATTCCCAATTTGGTTGCTTTGTAATTTCAATACATTTTGATATATCACTTTCCTCTAAAAAATTATCAAATATCTGTATTTTTTCCATAATTCATATGATAAGGCCTCATCATATTTTTATATATTTTGTTACGAAAATATATAAAACTTCATAATATTATAGGTATAATGATAAATACTTGGAACATTACATTTAAACAAACCGAAGTAAATAATCAAAACATTGATGATGTTATCAAAACTTATTTCAATGATGCAACTAGTTGCACCTTTTTATTAAATACAAATAAAAAAAAATATAGTTTGTTAGAAAAAATAGTGAATGATATAGCCATCTTTCATTTTAATAGATTAAATATAAAATATGATGAAAATACTCATTATGTGGAATTTTGGTTAAAAAATAAATATGAATCAACCATGCATATTGATAGCGATGAATATTCGAGAGACGTTGATACTGATTTTTCTTATGAAAATGGACCTCTCTTGTCATGTATTGTATATATGAATGATTCAAATATCCCTACAATTATAACAGATATTAATCGTGATGACTATGCAACAAATAAATATAATAATCAAAATAAATTAACAGTTTCTTTTCCCAAATATTTAAAACACGTATCGTTTAATGGTAATTATTATCATGGAACATCGAATTTATTTAAAAATATGTGTAGTGAAAATTTGTCAAGGTACATTTTGGCAATCAATTTATGGGGTAAACAACCGAAAAGGGTGCCATATTTTGATATAGATATTTTTCAATTCATGAAACATAAAAACAATAAATTGCCCATTATTGATTGTGATATAGAAAATAATCACGATTTCATTGAATTTGAAGAAACTACTTCCGTGAAATATATAAACACACATTTGATAAACGTTGATTTTTTTAAAAAAATAATTTCAAGTAATGGTAACATAGGCAATGGGTATATGCAGCAACTTTCTCATATTGAAAAAAATAATGATTATGAATTATTTGAACTTTCCACAATTCCAGATGAATTATTATGGGTCAATGACACAAAAATAGAAAGAAAACATTATGACGCAATTATGTGTGATTGTCTATCAAATGAACAAATTTATATTAAACCATCGGTTGCAAATAAAGTCATGCAACTCTTTATATCAAATATGGTAGATAAATTTGCTGGATTTTCTACCAATAGTAAACATTTAAAAATTATAAAACACTATAAATATGATTGTCAATCACAAGATGTATTAAATACAAGTGTTATTATATTGTTGACCGATACTACTTGTAAATTAATTTATAAAGATGGAAATACTATTATGTTTGGACGTGGTGATTTTCTTTCTTACAATAGTAAAAATATAGAACGTATCGAATATGGATGTTTTCCTTGTTACGTATTGTCGGTGCAAATATATTTGGATACAGAAAAAATGGAAACAAATTTTGTAGAGTAAACAATATAAAGTTGTTTTGATGGAATATGGAAATAAATAAGAGATGGAAATCAAAAAAGAGTTGGAAATCAAACTAAAAGAAATACAAACTAGCAATATATATATAATTGATAATGCATTTGATAATGAATTATGTGATAAATTAATTGATTATATAGATAGTTCAAATACAACACGTCTGTCATTTTCTAATAAAAATAATGTAGAATGTTTCTCAGTAAATAATATTGAACAGAATAATATAAATAAATTTGTAATTGAAAAAATTAGAAAAATATTTGAATTTGTTACTAATCATAACAAACGAATTAATGTAACGGCCCAAACATTATTTGAATTAAGAAAAGTATATGGTGAAACGAGATTACACCAAGATGGAGTATTTGATATACCAGTATCTATAAATGATTCTCCTACAAAAATAAGGTCGGTTCGTTCATTAACCATTGTAATTACATTAAATGACGATTTCGATGGCGGTGTATATCATTTTCCAAACCAAAATATTTGTATAAAACCAAAAAAAGGAACGGCTATTCTTTTTCCACCATACTATACACATCCACACGAGGTTTCACAAATCGAACCGGGTAAATATAGATATATATGTAGTTCGTGGGGTCTTGATGACTTTTTGGCCAATGATTCGGCTGAGAAATGGAAATATAAAAACTTTTCCATGAATTTATAGAAACTTTATATACAGCACAATTTTATAGTAAATGGAATCATCTTCTATTGGAGAAATACTGTGATTTATTACATTTGAATATATTAATAAATCACCTTCCTCTAATATGGTATTTAACTCGTCGGCAAATAATACGCGATGTTTATTTTGATTTTTGCTTAACATGAGTTCTACCGTAATATTTCGCTCATTTACTGAATACATTTCTAACTGATTGGTTGAATATTTATCATATTTGCAAAACAATGCATGAGTAATTTCACTATTTACCTTTTCAATATTGTATGATTTATTTACTTCGTCGCATACCGATTTTAATAAACTATTTGAAAACTCGGTTAACTTTTTACAATTCATTATCTTGATATAAGTTGACGGAAATGTTTTGTCATCATTCGTTTGCCATTCATTCTCCATGTTTTCTAATAAAAAATGACAAGTATTCTCGTTTATAAAATTTTTTGTATGAAATCTTTGCATAAATTTATTGTTCACATTTAAAACACTATTTTGTTTGACTAATTTCTTATTTTGGAGTGAAAACCAGTTATGCGTCTCTCTAGACAATTCCATTAACGTCTTTACATCATTCATCGTATATTTTTTTTTGTATAACAATGTATCGAATAAATGATAATTTAATATATTTTCTCCTTCAATACTATTTGGTTGGATTGATTTGAATACAATGGTCGATTCATTGAACGTTTCAATTTCATTCTTCCATACATTTATAGCAATTGCAATAATAGAATTGTTATTTGTATTATCAGTTGTATTTATAAATCCGTTGCATTTTTTACTATTAAATACTACATGAGTATTTTTTTGTGGAAAAATGATATTGATGAATGATTGTTGTTTAAATTCCTTATATTTGTAATTATTGATATCTATATCGGTCATTACAAATGGTATATTGCTATCAGTCAAAAATACCATACATGACAATAATGGATAAATGAACTCATCACCATCCTTTTTATAGATTGGATACATTGTATTATTAGGATTATTTACAACAGTGTATTCTGTTGTATACGTTGATATTTTCATTTGATTCATATGGTAGTTCACTATGTTATGAATATGAAATTCAAATAATTCTTCTTTATTATACGGTTTTAATGAATATTTAGTATTAAATTGTATATTTTCATTCGATTTTATTTCTTTTATGAATATTGAATTGATATCACTTTCACAAAGCCAATATTCGATTCTATTTTCCATTTTTAGACCATTACGTCGTGAAAATTCTATATTGTTTTACAATTTTTATCTATTTAGATGAATCAAACCACTGATATACCCATCCAGTAATAATATATTTATCGTTAGATATTGGCATTAAACCACTGTGTGGGTATGTCCATGTCGCAGGAAACAATAATAATTTACCAGTTGTTGGTTTTATTTTATGATTATCCCATATAATTGTTTCTCCGCCATCATTTACATCATTTAAATACCATATATAGGTCAATACTCTATACCTTGATAATTTCCAATCGATTGAAAAATCATTATGATAAATATATCGCCCTTTATTCGATTTATATTGTTGAATCATTAATGTATTGAAACTCAATGCCTCAATATCTAATTCTTTGTATAAACCTTTTATGTTTGACCTCTTAATATCGATGGGCAATGAACGATATGCATCTGTATCTAATAAATCTATATATATTTTTATATTATAAATTAATTCATCTATCAAACATTGTCGTATTTTAGACCATTTAGGATTATTGACTAATATTTCATAATCTAATGTGTCCTTTACATTGAAATTTAGTCCACCTTGTGTTACTCCCGGTCTTTTACATTCTTCCTCATTAAACATATCTATAATTTCATTACATAATTCACTTGATAATGATGTGTGATTTTCATATAAATATCTGGATGCTGCATACATGTTTTATATTTTACGTATAAATTTCTAATTAGTTTTTTTTCTACAATATTTTATATTTATAATAATATACTAATATACATATAAAATGAGTCAATATTATCAAACAACACAAGGAACTACACAATACATGTTAAAAGATATCATCGCACAAGGTAGTAGTCAAACGATTGAAGGATATTACAATATACAGTATATTCCCGCTGCCAATTCTGGTTTTGAGACACAGTCAAGTGTTACTGGATACAATTACACACAAGGCACTACAACAGTCGATGTAACCAGTGCCTCCGCAGTATACTATGTAAATACTACATCAACACTCAAAATACCATTATCTGGTAACTATAATACATGTGCTATTGTTGCTTGTTCCGGCGGTGGCGGCGGCGGTGGCGGCGGCGGTGCAGGATTTGAAGGAAATAACCAAGGTGGAGTAGATAAAAATGGTAATTATAAGGCAGGTGGTTCTGGTGGTTCTGGCGGTCGTGGAAGAGTAGCAGTTTATCAAGATATTCCTGTGTCATCATATACTTCTATTACTGTAAATATAGGCGATGCTGGTTCTGGTGGTAATGGTGGTGCATCGTGTAATGCTAATAGAAAATCGGGTCAAGATTCACCTGGTCAAGGTGCAGACGGTAATGCCGGTAATTCAGGTGCAATTGTAAAATTAATTGGCACTTCTTCAACCGGGTCTTCTACATTAATAACAGTAAATGGTGGTGAAGGTGGTAATGGTGGTCAAGGTGGTGTGAATAATGATGGTGGTGATGGAAATAATGGGGGTATAGGAACTGTTACTGCAAATGTAGGAACATCAAATACTACGAAAACTTTTGCAACGTCATTGAATACTATAGGTACTTCTTTATTAAAATATCAAAGCACACCTTATGGAAATGGTGGAAACAGCGGAAGTGGAAGTACTAGTAGTGGTGGCGATTTTGGTGATGATGGAGGTGATGGTTCATCCGCATTTGCCCGTATATATTTCTATAAATAATTTACAAAAAATTGAATTATATAAATACGTGATAAAAATATAAACACAACTACCCATATACACATATAAAAAATGACCGATTACGATAGTATACCAGAAGACCAATTAGTTCTTTATATTGAAGAAAAAACCAATGATGAAATAGATATGCGTTGTTTCATTATATTTGATAAATATGAACAAGAATATTACATTGCAGGTCAACGTAATCATGTCAATGCAACACAATTCAAATTATATTGCAAATCAAAAACAAAACTATTTAATTTTATAGAATCTATTTTGGAACCCGATTGCAAAGTCAATTACATACTTTATAATATGACTAATTTAGAATATGTCGATTTTCATGTCTTCAAACAAAATTGTCGTGTTGGTCGAGAAATTGTTGGATATAATGATATTGTTTTTAAAGATAACAAAAAAAGAATCACAGATATATTAAAAAATATTAAATACATTCGATTTTAGGTTTTTATGGAAACAACTAAAAACAAAACAATATAAATAAATAATACAAATATAATGAAAAAACACGATAAAAATGTTTAAAACAACAGTAGTAACTATGTTTTTTAATTTAAAACGATTCAATGATGCATCCGCGTTGACTAGACCCCTTGATTTTTATATTAAAAACGGTGTAAATACATTAAAATTAAAATATCCAATGGTTATATTTTGTGATGAAGATTCGGTCGAATTCTTAAAAAAAATCCGTGATGAACAAGTAGACCCTGAAATCATACCAACGATATATATTATTAAAAGCTTAACCGAATATGATTATTATATTCATAATTGGAATATAATTCATGATAATAGAGTCAGAAGTAATGGATACAAAAACCCAAATAACCGTAATACAGTATCTTATTTTTTAATGGGTATGTTTAAACCGTTAGCTCTTCAAATCGCGAAACATCGTAACGATTTTAATACGAGTCATTATGCATGGATAGATTTGGGTTGTAGTCATATGACGAAAGAGATGGATGAATATGCACCTAAAATCTTAGATAATCCGTTACCAAAAGTAGCCGTATGTTATATTCATTATCGACCACATGAATTGTTAGTAGATATGAAAAAATTTATGGAACATGATGGACCGTGTGGTATAGCATCGACTGCATATACAGTAGAACGCGAATATGTAGACAAATATTATAATCTCATGTTTACTACATTTAATGATATGTTATTTACTGGTTATGGACATACGGATGAAACCGTAATGATATATTCCTATGATAGACACCCTGAAATATTTACTATCTATAATGGGGATTATACTTCTGTATTTATGAATTATCATGTCCCAATTGCCGACCTAGACCTTATATCAAAGGTTTTTGTAACGAGTTGTATATATTATAAACGATATGATTTAGCAAAAGAGGCAATGACAAGAGTAAAAAATGCGTTATTACAAAAAAATATATTAAATGATTTCGAAGAGTCCATTTTATGTAGTTATACCCGATTAATCGAAACTATATAATGTAAAATTGAAGTTGAATTCACAAATAAATTAAAATAATATAAAATCTATTTATTATATTATTAACAATGGCTCTAGAAAATAAAAAAAGGGCGAATAACGAGAAATCCAAAATTTATGGTGTTTATATAAAATCCCTTTTGACCCAAAAAGTCGTATTGTCCATGAATGAAATTGGTAAAAATACGAAACAAAATCTTGAACAAAAAATTCGTTCACGTATTGAAGGGAAATGTATTGAACAAGGATTTATTCGTCCTAAATCGGTAAATGTAAAAAGTTATTCGAGCGGTCTCGTGAATTCATCCAATATCGAATTTCAAGTGGTATTTGAATGTGGCATATGCCATCCAGTTGAAGGTATGTTGATTGAATGTGATGTAAAAACACTTACCAAGGCAGGTATACATGCTTTAGTCAAAACGGACGAAGATGTTACTCCGGTCACTGTATTTATTGCTCGCGACCATAATTATAATGATTCTTATTTTGGCACTATCAAGGAAAATATGAAAATCATAGTTCGCGTCATTGGTATACGTTACGAATTGAATGACCCATATATATGTGTCATTGGTAAATTAGTGCAACAGCGCGACGACCAAACTATGATTCGTAAAGGCGGTATGCCCCGGATTTCATTAGAAGATTATGATGAAAATCAAAATATACTAGGTGAAAATGATTACGCTGCCATCGATGATGAATAATTATTTATAAAAATGATATAAGAAATATTCGTATATATATCCATACACAAGATGGATTTAGAAATAATGAAAAACAAAATTGAAAAAATGTCAAAAAAACATCATATCGAAATTCTTAAAATTTTAAAAATGAATGCAAATGTAAAATTGAATGAAAACAAAAGCGGTGTATTTGTAAATTTATCTTTTTTACCCCAGGACACTATTCATGAAATTCAAAATTATTTAAATTATATTCACGACCAAGAATCATCTCTGGTTTTCTTAGAAAACCAAAAAGAAGAATTCAAAAATATCTTCTTTGCATCCAGCGAATAATATTATATCGAAACAGTTTAAAGATTATGCGCCAATTATTATATCACACCAAAAATAATGTCAACATTTTTACATCAAATTTTTTACAATTATAATAAATTTGATGACGAGAATTCATGCAAAGAATTAGAGAAATATTTTTTGACCGTAGAAAATAAAAAGCAGATACTCGATTTATCTACTGTATCTACTTCAGTCGATAAAAAAGAAGAGCTAAAAGAAATAATAAATACAGTAAATGAAAACGTAGATAAGCGCGATATATTCTATTCTAACAAACAAAACCAATTGTTTTGGACCATATATGTCGCGGTTTATGGATACGAACAATATATGGCAATTTCCACGAAATATGGTAATGCCGAATTAGAAGAAAAACAGAAAATCATCGAATTTTTGAAAACCGGATATGCTAAAATGAAAGAAGTCAACAAAAAAACATCTAAAACACTCATTCAAACCTGGATGTCCGAAATTATGTCGGCCGCCAAACATACCATCTCTATTTTACAAGTATTTAGTGTATATTATAAACGACCCATTTTTGTATATTTTGAAGAAGTCAAATCTTATTTGTATTTTCCTCATTCAAGTGAAGAAGATACCGACGCTATTCCAATCATTGTTATACAAAACAAGGACCGTCACTATGGATTATACAATGAACCGACTTTTGTTGATACGATTAAAGAAGGTATATGTTTCGAAGACGTTGATAAACCACTCAAGGGAATGTCGGCCTACAAAATAGGCGATTTGCAAGAATTAGCGAAAAAATGCGGATTTGGTGAAAACGATGTGAAATTAAAAAAGCCAGAACTCTATGGAATCATTTGGAAATATTTGAATGCGGTCCTAACTAACTAAATCGATAGTTATAGATTGTTTTTCTAATGGCTCAATATGTAAAATTGAAAATATAATAGAAATAATAATATAATATAATATATAAAAATACTATATAATATGGAAAAGGAAAAGGAACGGGAAAAGGAACATGCTAAATCAAATCCGTCGAATAGTAAAGCCGATTTTGAAAATATGGTTCAATATTATTTAGCAAGTAATCCGCTTCTAATGCAAAATAGAAAAACTAGCGAATTAGAAATTCGGTTTGGAACCAATCGGAAAAGTAGCCAACCTATATCGAAGATTGATTATGAAAATGTCGTCAAAAAATTGTATTCAACCGGATTTCAAACAAATGATGCAAAAGGACTACATATATTACGTATCCAAAATGAATATTATGATATTCGTAAAGAAACTACTATTATGTCGAATATTCGTGCGGAAATTGTAGGGGTCGATTTAATACAAGAATACTGTAAAACAAATAGTATACAAAAATTAATCGATTTGCCATCCACCATTTCTGCCCGCGGAAATAAAATCAAATTCACACAAAAATCACCGCCAATGGTAAATGAAAAACCGCTCAGGGCGGTCGATTTCCTGGATTTTAATTTTAGAGCATCTTACCAAATGGAGCAAGATTATTCGGTCGAATCGAATATTGCCAAAAACATAATCAATAAATGGACTGATTCTAAAAAGATTTTCCGTCATATTAACCGCGTGAGGTTTTCCCACCCCGAATACCCAGTATTTGCCGATATAAGTATTTTAAAAACATCTAAAAAGAGTGGACCGGTCCCTATCCCACAATATACGATTCAAGAAGCAGCCGTATTTGAAAACTTACCTAGCTATGAAGTAGAACTGGAAATAGACAATACAAAAGTGGGTATAGGAACCCCGTTCGATACTACCGCTAAATTATTAGACGCGATTCGTAAATGTATTCGTATTATTTTGGGCGCTTTACAGGGCACGAATTATCCTATCGCCTACAGTGAACGCGACCGCGTATTGCAATCCTATATGAAATTAGTGCACGGCGAAACCTACCAAGAACGTAGAGTTACGGCCAAAGATTTTATCGGTCCATCTTCCTCCACCTTGCAACTGCAAAATATTATCAATGATAATAAAAGCACGGTCGATAAAATACTGGATAATTATACCGTAACGGAGAAAGCGGATGGTGAACGCAAATTATTATATATTGGTGAAAATGGACGTATTTATATGATTGATACCAACATGAATGTTATATTTACGGGTTCATACACTACTGAAAAAACCTTGTACGACAGTTTAATCGATGGTGAACATATTCTATATGACAAACGCGGTAACTATATTAATTTATACGCCGCCTTCGATATTTATTTTGTGCATAAAAAAAGTGTTCGCGAATTGGCATTTGCTCGTTGTCTAACCGCGGACGAGACGGTTGACCAATTGTTTCGCCTATATTTGTTAAAAAAAAGTATGTCATTGATTGAGCCCAAGTCCATACGATACGGACAAA